GGTATTTAGGTATTAAACCAGTAGAAAAGCAAAAAGATCTTTTTGTAGAAGAGGATGAAGATGCAGAATATATAGACAAATCAATTCGTATGGGCTTTCTTACTATTGGTTCAAAACCATTTACAGAAGAACAGATTTTATATGGTGCTGATGATATTACATATCCTATAGAGATTAAAAAAAAACAAGCTTTAGGGTATAATGGTTATAAACCTGTACAGGTAAATAATATTGAAAATGAATTTTGTCTTGTATTAGCTGATATAGAACTAAAAGGTATGACATTTGACCAAGAACAATGGTTAAAAACATATGAAGAAAATTTAGTAATATACCAGAAAAGAAAAGAAAAACTTGACAAATGGGTAGTAGATAACTTTAAAGAAGACATAAAATTCTGCTCTGTTCCGGATCTTTTTAATACCAATATACAGTGTACTATAGAGTGGTCTAGTAGTAACCAGGTAATTGTTTTAATGAAAAAACTTGGTTATTGTCCACAAGAAAAAAGTAAAAGTACTGGTTATGTTGAATATACAGTAGGTGCTAAAGCTCTATTAAAACTATTACCAAGTAAGTACAAAGAAATGTACATGGATGATAAAGAAACAGATATTGTAGATCCTAAAAATGATCTTATACTTAACTATCTTTTATTTAAAACATCTGAACAATCTTGTACAACATTTGGTAAAGATTTTCTAAAGTATGTTCATCCAATAACTGGTAGATTACATAGTTCTTATCGGCAAATACTTAATACTGGTAGAATGTGTGTAGATGTAGACACTCTCATAGATACTAATATAGGTTATATACGAATAGGAAATTTGATACCAACTATTGAAGGTGTACTAGAATACCCAGAAGGTATAAAAGCTAAAACACATACTGGGAAGTATCACCCTATAACACATGGGATAAATAAAGGTGTGGAGGAAATGTACAGAGTAACACTGGAGTCAGGACATGAGATAATTTGCACCATGAATCATAAATTCTTAACAGAAAAAGGTTGGTATAGTCTGAAAGAAATAGTATCTTCGCCTACAGAATATACCATACTGTATGATGAAAGTTACTGAGTATCCGGAAATAGAATACTATAAAGGAAAAACCATAAAAGAAGATGGTAAAGAGTGTCGAAGGACATACCTGACTAAGGAGTTTATAGACAAGACCTATATACAACTAGGTATGTCCTTCGATCAAATTAAAGAGTACTATAGAATATCATACAAGATATTCTACTACTCCTATAAAAAATGGTATACGGTACAAGACAGAAAGAAAATAGGAGGAGGTAAGATAGCAATAAGTCAAAGAAATAGAAACTCTAATAGGTTCAATGCAGGAAAACCAAAACAGGTAATACCGAAAGATATTCTATTAAATTATATAGAAAAGAAATACTCTATAGAGAAAATGGCATGTCTGCAAAAAGTAGCTCCCCAAACAGTAAAAAAGAACCTAGAGTACTATGAAATAACCAAAGATATTGTAAAGTATGGAGTAGACTATGAAAGAGTAATAACAGCTAAGGCAATAGATGAAATACTAGGTACTAATATAATGAAGGGTATAGAAAAAGCAAATACTGACATACTATCTCCAGAAGTAGAGCAAATGTTAGAAGATATAAATATAGCTCAACTAAGACTAAATCAATTAATATTAACACTAAAGAAAACCAGACTCTGTATAATGGGAAGGTTCTCTAGAAGAGGACTAGCACCAAGTAAAACATATAAGCTACCTACTAGTCAAACAAATAAACTGGCGTATGACATCCTAGAAGAACTGGAGTATGAAGCAGAGTGTGAATATCAAATAGAAAATAAATTCTACGACTTCCGTATAATAGATACAAATATTCTAATAGAAATAGATGCAGAAGGATATCATAGAACAGAGGCACAGATAAGTAACGATGTATATAAAACAGAGTTGGCTAGAAAAAAAGGATACAAAATACTAAGGGTAGTGACAAGTAAAAATGATAAACGAGTAACACTAAAAAGAAAAATAGAGACATGTATAAAGCAGCTAAAATAGCCAAAATAGAGAAAATGGGCAAAAGGGTAGTGGCTGATATAACTGTAGAAAATGATCATTCCTATATAGGCAATGGAATAGTGTGCCATAACAGTAGTAAAAATCCAAATCTTCAAAATATCCCTGCTGATGTAAATTACAGAAAGGCATTTGTTGCACCTGAAGGTTATTCTTTACTTAATGCCGATTATAGTTCACAAGAATCAAGAGTACTTGCAGAGGTATCTGGTGATGCTGCTATGATCAGTTTTTTTAATGATGGACACCCAATACATGGAGAAGACTACCATAGTTTTACTGCTACCAAGATGTTCTCTTTAATGAGAAATGAACCGGATCTTATAGTATCTAAAAAAACACATCCGGAAGAAAGGAATGCTGCTAAAAGTATCTCATTTAAAATTGCATACGGTGGTTCTGCTTATACTTTGAAAGATGATTTTGGTGTAGAAGAAGAAGTAGCACAAGAGTTTATTGATAGCTATATGAAAGCTTTTCCTGCATTAGATAATTATTTTAAATCCGGAAGAGAAAAAGCTGTAAAAAAAGGCTATGTAGACATTATACCAGATAGGAGATATTGGGAACCAGATTTTAAAAAAATGAAAGAACTTGTTGAAAAAGCCTGGTCATTTTATCCTAGTAATTATAAAGATCTTTCACAGGAAGCAAAACAAGAAGTAAAAGAAAAAATCAATAAAGAACATCCAGAGATAAAAAAATATTGGAGTGAATATTTTTCCCTTAAAGGTAGCTTAGAAAGATGTAGTCAAAATTATCCTATACAAGGTTTAAGTGGATCACAAACAAAAATGGCCGGTGTATTATTTAGACGATACCAATTAGAAAATAATCTAAGAGATACTGTATATCTTACATCACTTGTCCATGATGAGTGTCTTGCAGAAACTAAAGAAGAATTTGCAGAACAAGGACTAAAATTACTAGAGGAAAAGATGATTGAAGGTGCTAATTTATTTTGCAAAAATGTAAAAATGGGGGCATCTGGAAATGTCTGTATTTACTGGTCACACTAGTAAAAAATAGTACAAAATGTCTTTATTTTAAGAAACATTTTTCGTAAATTTATAAACTCGTTTTATGGTAAATTTACCGCAGTTTAACAACATTAAAGCTTTCTTAAAGAACAATCCTGATGGTGGTTACGAGGACTGGCACAAACAATACAGACCAGTTCGACAGAAGAAGGCAGAAGACGATTATCCCGAAGCGTTTCAAGAATGGTGGTGCACATTTCCGGCAAGTATGAACTTCATGTTCAAAGGTCGAAAGTTTATCGGCACTAGAGGTCTGAGAGACAAGAAAGAAGAAACCTTCAAAGCATATAACGAGGCAAAAAAAGCAGCAGGATTTACTGATGAAGAAATGCTGTATTGCCTCAAGGTAGAAATAGAGTTGAGGAAGGTAGCAAGTTACAACCATAAAGATCCTAAGTACAATGACTTTCAATACATGAAAGCAACTGTTGCTTATCTTAATGGTGGTAAGTTTAAGTATTACAAAGATGAGGAGTTAAAGGAGCTTTCAGATGATATAGAATCAAACAGTGCATAATGAGTTTATCGGAACAATTACATAAGGAGATTGAGAATGGCAGAAATGGCAAAGCTGGTATCATAACTGTAGAGTATAATAGAGTTGGTGATTATATTGAGATTGCCAAGAATACTACTTATGTTGTTGGTGGTGAGACTTCTTGTTTTACTGGTGAGCAACTTATCCATACAGAAAAAGGTGTTTTACCAATATCGGAAATAAAAATTGGTGATAAAGTACTTTCTTATAACGTAAATAAAAAAATAAATGAATATAAGATAGTTACAAATACTGTTACAAATCCGACACATGTTGATAAATTACTTTGTATAAAAATGAAAGATGGTACAGTTATTAAAGTAACTGAAAATCATGAATTTTTTACTGGGGAAAAGTTTGTGAAAATCAAAGATTTATTACTATCTTTGCAACATGAAACAATGGAAAAGAGTACCGGGTTATAGTAAATATGAGGCAAGTATTGACGGTGAAATAAAAACTTTCAATTGGAAAAATAAAGGAATTGAAAAAATAATGAAACCTGCATTAGACAATTGTGGTTATTTAAGAACTGTTCTTTATAATGATGATGGAATTGCAAAAACGGTAAAAGTTCATAGAATAATAGCAATGACTTTTATTGATAACCCGGAAAACAAATCTCAAGTTAATCATATCAATCACATAAGATCAGATAACAGAGTACATAATTTAGAATGGTGTACAAATAGTGAAAATCAGAAATGGTCATACACTTGTAGAAGAAGAAATATAACAGGTGAAAGAAATCCTCACACTAATTTAAAAGATGAAGATGTGATACAGATGAGAAAGTTGTGGAAACATGGTAGAAAAAACAAGTATGATGAGAACGGTCAGTTGTGTATGACAAGAAAAGAACTTGCTGACACGTTTGGAACTACAGTTGATGTTGTTAAAAATATAATACAAAAAAGAACATGGAAGCATCTGTTATAAATCTTAAAGATATTGTTTCATTTGAAGAAATTCCTTATGAAACAACATATGATATATCAGTAGAAGATAATAACAACTTCTATTTGGCAACACAAAAAGATCCAATATTAGTACACAACTCAGGTAAATCTACATTGGCCCAGGATATGTTTATGATCCGTCCTATTGAGTGGTATCTGAAGAATAAGAATGATGACATCAAGTTGTCTATCATCCTATTCGGCATGGAGCGTAAAATGTACCAATATAGTGCAAGGTGGTTAGCAAGAAAGATATTTACAGAACAGGGTATTCCTATTCCTCCAAAGAAAGTATTAAGTAGACACAAGAATTTTAAAATGACCGACCAGGAATACATGCTGGTAAAGGAACACTACAAAATACTTGATGAGTGGGAAAAAGATAATCTTCTTGTTGCATTTGAAGGTAGTAAGAATCCTTCTGGTATATCAATGTACCTTGAGCAGTTTGCAAGAAAGCATGGAACTATTATAGACAAGGATAAGAATGACAAATCAATGGAAAACATATTGGCAGGTAGACAGTATGTACCAAATCATCCTAATCATATTGTCCTTGTAATAGTTGACCATATTGGTATACTTTCACCTGAGAAAGATTTAGATAAATCTAAAGGTCAAATAGATAAGTTCAGCAAAGTAATGAGAGAAGCTCGTGATGTTTATGGTTTCTCTCCAGTTATTGTACAACAGTTAAACAGAAGTTTATCAGATGTTACAAGATTAAAACTTGGTGATCTTGCTCCAAAACTAAGTGACTTTGCTGATTCATCTCAGACACAACATGATGCAGATGTAGTACTTGCTTTATTTGAGCCGTACAGACATATAGTAGGTGACCTTGATGGGCATAAAGAGAATGGTTATGCACTAAAAGGTTTTAGAGATGAACATTTCAAAACTTACTACAGATCATTACACATTTTAAAAAACTCCTTTGGTACAAGTGGTGTACAGTTTCCTATGGCATTACATCCAGAGTATGGAATATTTGCAACACTCCCTCGCATAAAAGAAACTAAGGATACTATATATGAACAAGTAACATCAGGAGCTTATTTTCTCTAACAATAAAAAACAAAACAAAATGGAAATAAAAATAGAAGATTATTTATCTTCAGATGATATTAAACAGATAGCTATAGATGAGGTTAAAAAACATGTTAAAAATTCTATAGGAGAAGTATCAGTATCATCAGATAGGGGTTTAGTACTAATAAAAACACTGGCTAAAACACTAGCTAAAGATGGTATACAAGAACTTATTCCTGATTTTAAAGACTTATTAAGTCAACATATAGAATCTACTATAAAAGAAATAAAATTATCAGAGTTTTTTGCTCATTCTTATGGTTGGCAAAGTACAGGCAATAAAGTATTAAATGAAGTACTTTCTAATAATAAGTCATTATTAGATGCTAAGGTAAAAGAAATTTTTAAACCATATGATAAATAAACTAAAATGGATTACAAAGAAGAGAAAAGAGTAAGTGAAGCTGTTAATACAATAGATTGGCTTAAAGATAGAGTAGAAGAACTTGAAGCAGAAAATGAAAAACTTAACCAGCTAAATGATGACCTTGAGTACCAAATAGGTGTACTTAGAGGTACAGAACAACCGTAACCAATTAATCAATTATATGAGTACAGAAAAAGGTACAGGGCAGAAAGAGTCACCTGTATTAGAGAGGACGTTTTACAGTAAAATTGCAATCGTTGGACCTACTGGTACCGGAAAGTCATATTTGTCTAAAACAGTAGACAGAGAAACTACTGGTTACATCAATATGGAAAGGAAACCATTGCCGTTTAAAGATGGTGGACCGTTTAAGCATATGGGTATGCCAAAGAATTGGCCATCATTCAAGGCTAATCTTGAGAAGTATGGAGCAGATCCTACCATTAAGAGAATAATCATTGATAGTCAAACAATGGCATTCAATAGCTTGAATAAGGAAATGTCTGTAAACTTTACTGGTTTTGATATCTACAAGAATTACAATCGTCAGGTGTATGAGTACATTGAAATTCTCAAGAACATTGAGAAAGACATTATTGTATTCTCACATGATGAATGGCTCAAGGTAGAAGGTGAAGGCAAGAAAAGAATGATGTCAGTACATGGCAAGGAGTTCGAGTCAAAATTAGAGCAACATTTTACTACTGTTCTCTATACAGGAAGCAGAATGAAAGATGGTAAACCACAGTATTTTCTTCGCACATTTGAACAAGATACAACAACAAAGGTACCTGAAGGCATGTTCCCGGATAAAAATGGAGATAACCTGTTAGAAATACCAAACGATGGTAAGTACATTTTTGATTGTACTGAAGCTTACTATTCTATTCAAAAATAAGTATCAATTTTAATTACGTAAAACAAAAAGTATGGAATTACACAAGAGTACAGGTACCGGTAAGAAAGATCTATATACCGGTATTGCAAGCATGAGAGTTATTGCTGTTAATCCTACAAAGGAAGAGATGGCAGAAATGTTAGGTTATGACCTGAAGGAAGATGCAAAAGATCAGGTTTATGAAGGTAAGACAGAAAAAGGTGACGATTTTGTTACCCTTCGTTTTTGGTTGGAAGCAGATACTCCAGAAAAGCAGAAATTCAACACTCGTTTCCGTTTAGTAAATAAACCTGTAGTGTCTGAGGGTAGTGGTAAGAAGCAGTGGGTAAACCAGGTAGCAGGTTCTACATGGGTAGATAGTGAAGAGAATTTACCTAGTTGGTTTACAGACTTCCGTGACAAGAATGGTAACCTTATTACTAAAGATGATAATGGTGAGCTTACTGGTAAGAGGAAAGTACGTGAAGCAATACAAGGTGAAGCTAATCTTTATAACTTTCTACGCTCATGGTTTGGCAAAGTAAGTTTCTTCTCTGAAAGGACTAACATACTGTTAGACATCAATAAGATGTTCAGAAACTTTGACAAGTTTGTAGATAATGAGTTTCGTTCTCAGTTGAGGGCAGGTGATGATGCAATGACAACTAATGTAGTAGCTCTTGCTTATGTAGACATTTCTGAGAAAGAGGGAGAAACCAAAATGTACCAAAAGTTATATGGTGAGTTCTTGGGACAGTGGCAAATGAAGAAAATCAACTTTGCACTATCTTCTAACAACTGGGAAATGGATAAAGGTCTCAAGAAATGGAAAGAACAGCTTGAAGGTAAGCATGGTTGTGATGGTGCTTTTACACTTACAATGTTGCAACCATTTGATCCAAATAACTATCAGCAAGCAAGTGATGAAATAATCACTGAAGTAACAAATGCTGATGATATAGATTTCTAGTTAAGTTCACAACCTATAGGAGAGGTGTAAAAACCTCTCCTATTTTTAATCTTATGGCAACAAAATTAGTAGTTAAAAACTGTATAGAATGTCCTTTTGGTGTATCAGATGAAGATCCTGAACTGCCCCAAATGGTTTGTTCAGAAATACACAGGCAAAAAATTGAGTGGAAAGACAAAGATGGGTTTGATGACATTTATCCTACAGGTTATATTCCTTCTATTTGTCCATTAATAAAACAATCAATAATTATAGAAATTGATGAAAAAGTTAATATGTATCCTTGGTGACAATTCAATAATAGAAGAAGAAACAGGAGATGTTGTGATATATGGAGATGATGTTACACCTGAAGTACTGTCTAATGTTGTAAAGATGTACAATCAAGGTAAAAACATAACTGAGATAGGCCAATATCTTCTTGACGAAGAATTGTGTACGCAGGATGAAAGAGAGTTTATTATAGAAAATATCAACAATTACATAAGTATGGAAAATCAAAATCAGAACAACCAGTTCCCAAACAACCTAGATCAGGTAACACCTGAAGCAACAGAAGTAAGTACAGTAATGACAGGAACTTTTATTAATCCAGAACCTGTTAAAAAGAAGAATTATCAACGTAGAATGACAGATGGTAAATCAACTGCGTTCAAACCTCAGAGCACTGATGACTTTATCAAGGTAATGCAGGAAAAGATCGAGATGGCCAGGATGCTGGATGCAGTAATCCTGCCGGAAATACCGGGCTCTATGACTAAGGGTAACCGTGACATCATGGTAGAGTTCCAAAAAGAACATGCAGCTATGGTAGTTAAATACATGCAGAAAATCCAACAGGCATAATATGCAGCTAACAAAAGAACAATATGATCAGATGGCTCGGGAAATAACCCGGGCCTCTGTTTCTGTATGGGGTAATGAGCTACTAGGTTGTGAAGATGGCATCAAACTTGATGACCTCTGGCCAATATTGGATAAGTACTTAAAAGCAGAAGAAGATGGCAAAGTATCTGATTGAAGTAGAAGTTAATGAAGATAAACTCCGTAGATCAAAAGGCATAGATGTAGGAGAAGAAAATGAGTATGAGCAAAGTATAGAGACTCTTATTATACAAGAAATGGGTTGGGTTGATGATTCAGGTATTTATGTCAGAAAAATAAGAGAGATATCTGCAAAAGAAGATATTAAAACAGTATGGGATTTTGTAACTGCTTATTTTCCTAACTATTACAATAGTGATTTGATTGCTCTTGCTAATGATTTACAAAAAATAATTGACGAAGAAGCAGAGCCAGAAAGTGATGCTCATGATTATTTTGTCAATGAATGTAATGAGAATATGGTAACAGCAAAAGAGCACTATGAAGAAACCCATCGAAGAATCTATGAAATGGCTATTGGTGGATATTTACAATCACTAAAAAATAACGGTTAATGAAAGTATATCATGAAATAGATGTTGATGGTTTGAGCACAGTTCTTGCAGAGGAAACATGGAAACAAGAAACAGCTAATACTACAGATGAAGACCTGTATGACATAGTTGCTAATGGTTCAGGTGAAGTTAAAAAAGAAGTAAAAGGTTTTTGGGCAAGTGAGTTCTTTAATTTAAAGGAAGCTTATCTTTATCTAATTGCACACTACAAAAAACCTCAAGATGGAATTAGCGAAGAAAGAGGAACTGATCAGCAAGGAGTTTCTATTTAGTAGAATTTCTGACTACGATGTTTACAAATATTACACTGGTGATTTTACTATTGGACAAGTAAGAAAGAGTCCGTTTCGTAAAGATAATAATCCTTCTTTTAGTATCTATATGAAAAATGGTAAACTGCAACATAATGACTTTGCGGATGACCGGTATAGAGGTGATTGTATTGATCTTGTACAGCAGTTGTTTAACCTTGATACAAAGAAAGCAACACAAAAGATTGCCAAAGACTTTGGCATAGCTGAAGGAAAGGATGAATCAGCAAGAATAACATCACAATACACTAAGCCATTTATAGACCAAAAGAGACATGCTTTTATACAGGTAAGTACTAGAGCTTGGAATAAAGCAGATGCAGCCTATTGGGGACAGTTTGGTATCACTAAGGAACAGTTGAAAGAAGAACAAGTCTATCCATTAAAAGAATTGTTTCTTAATAGGATAAGACAAGGCATAGATAAAGATGAGATAGTTTATGCATACAGATATACAGAAGGTTTCAAGATCTATTTTCCAAATAGAGAGAAAACTAAGAAATGGTTGAGTAATATTCCATTAGTGGTTGTAGAGAATCAGCAAGTAATAGATGATGCACAACTTTTATTAATTGTTAAAAGCAAGAAAGACCGGCTTACTCTTTCTAATCTACTTACCGGTATACCAATCATATCAGTACAAAATGAATCAATAGCAGCATATACAGAACAGTTTGTAGAAAGATTGAAAGGTAAGAAAGTGTATATATCTTATGATTCAGATACTGCCGGCAAGAAAGCATCCATTAAAATTACACAGGAGTTTGGTTATTATCATATTAATGTGCCGGATGTATATGTAGAGAGAGATAAAATAAAAGACTGGTCTGACCTTTATAAAGAATACGGCCCAACTCCAATTATAGAACACTTTACACTTAAAGGTTTAATCAAATAATAAAAATGGAAAAGAAGAAGTATAACCTTGGATACAACAGGTACATGAATCAAGTAATTGTTTACAGCACTCCCCAAGATGCTGAAAGAGGCAGTTCCTGGTGGAGGGTTGTTGAAGTACATACACTTGAAGATGCTAAAAAACAATTTTTGCAGGAATACCGGGAAGCTCATACAGAAAACGAATAGTTATGAGTATAGATAAAATTGTATGGGTATGTGATACCTGCGGCTCCACTGATGTAGAAGAGAAAGTGTGGAGAAAATGTAATAGTGCAATATGTTCAGGTATGGGAGAGGCTTACTATGAAGATAGCTGGTGTTGTGACTGCGAGAACAACTGTAATATAATATCGCAAGAAGAATATGATAATACTACCAATAGTGCTAATAATGTAAACGAGGAAAAGAATGATAAAGATAGATGAGGATATGGAAATGTTTGAGGAAGATAGTGAAGATAAGTTTGCAGTAGATATTCCTCATGTAGGTAGAATAGATAGTGGAGAATGGACAAATTTGGCAACATTCAAAACTAAGAAAGAGGCAATTGCTTGGGCAATGGAGAAGTTAGGGGCAGATTCTGAAGGACGTATCTGCGTAATTAGTTCATTTTAATAAATAAAAATTATGGAAACTACAGCAGTAGCAGCAATAGCAGAAGTACAATCAACTAAAGAGTTTTTGAAAGCAGTACCGGTACCCGCAATAACGAGCTATTATAAACCAATCTCACATAGTCAACTAATGGACTTGACATTAGAGAGCATAGATAAGTGTGGATTCTTATTAAGAAGTGAGCATTATACCCAAAATGCAGGTGGTATGAAAGCTAATGGTAAATACCATCTTGATTACGGCAATGATCCAGATATGTCAATAATGATAGCATGGCAGAATAGCTATAATAAGACATTGAGTATGAAGTTTGCAATTGGGGGCCACGTTTTCATTTGATTTGCAAGTGACCTTATACAGTAATGTATATTGAATAACCCTGTTAATTGCTGGAAACCTAAGTCGAGAGATATGGCAATCAGCATCCAAGCCTTGTACAATAACAAGGAAGGTTCAGAGACTATCGAAACTACAACTGAAATATGTTGGAAAGGAGTAGAGTACGCTTCAAGTGAAGTGGAAATGCAGGGGGTCCAGAAATGGATCGTGATATAGTCCGATCTTAATAGAAATATTAAGCTATTATGTGTTTTTATTTGTATTAATGGTATAGTTTTCATATCTTTGTTGTATGAAAAGTTTTATCAAAACAAATTGTGTAAGTTTAAAGAAAGAGGATAAATATAGTAGCGGTATCTATAAAATTTATCATGAACTATTTCCTACAAAAATATATGTAGGAAGCACTGTTAGAAACTCAAATTCATCAGGTTTTATCCGTAGATGGGGACGGCATTTTACAGATTTATCTAAGGACAAACACGGTAATCAAAAATTACAAAGGATTGTAAATAAATACGGTATATCAGGTTTGAAATTTGAGATAATAGAAATAGTTCAAGATAATAATAATGTCATTCAAAGAGAGCAGTATTGGATAGATCTTCTTCAACCTTATTATAACATTTGCAAAAAAGCAGGATCAACTCTTGGAGTAAAAACAAGTGTTGAAAATGTAATCAAAATGAGCAGAGCAATTGAACAATTCAGTTTATCTGGAAAGTTCATAGCTTCTTTTATTAATGTACAAGATGCATTTAGAAAAACTGGAGTTAATGCAAGTTTAATTAGACAAGCATGTGACAGACAATTTAAAGAAAAAAGTTCTCAAGCTGGAAATTTTCAATGGAAGTTTAAAGATTCATTATTTCCAATTTCTGTATATCAAAAAGGAACTTCTTTTAAATTAACATGTTACACTAAAAATGGAAAGTTTTACAAAAATTTTTCATCTATATTAGAAGCTGCAGTAGAACTTGATATACCGGTAGGAAATATATCAAAACATCTAAAAGATAATAGATCAGGTATTTGTTATGGGTATGTTTTTAAAAGATATCTTGAGTCTAACATACCAAAAAAGATTACTGTAAAACGTCACCACAAAATGCAATGTAAAGTGTTAATATGTGATATTTCTACAGGTGCTTTTTTTGAGTATACTTCTTTTAACAAAGTAGATCAATCTATTATTAGTAAATGCACTCTTTCAAAAATGATAAAAGATAATAAGTTTGAAAAATTACACAAGAATAAATACAAAATACACATAGTGCCTTATGAATAACGAACATAAGGGAACTAATGTTGCGAAAATGGAATGGTGAAAGGGGATATTGGTGCATTTAAAAGCAAACATCAGGGAGATATACAGGTAGTAACACCTAAGATACTAACTGAGTATATATCTAATGCCGGAGAAACTTTTGAGA